GTTGGCAGCCTTGAGCATCGCCGGCTGCAGTTCATTGTCCATCGTCTTGTGGATATTGCGTAGCGTCCGGCGCAGCCGGATATCGCCACGGATGCTCGACCGGCGCGGCATGGCCTACTCCTTGCCTGGGTCGGCCTTCACGGGCTTGGCAGCCGTCTCGGTAACGGCTTCGGCATAACCCCGGGCAATGAGGCCTTCGCCGTGCTCCTTGGTTACCTCGAACTCCTCGCCCTTTTCACGCTCACCAGAAGCGCCCGTCAGCGGGCCCAGTGCTCGAATCTTCATAGTTCACCTCATGGGTTGGGGACTGATGAGCACAAGAGCCTCATCAGGGTGTTGTCGTTGTCTGGCAGAACGGCCTCGACCTGATAAGTGACTCCGCGTCGCGTGAGCCGAGATCCTGCAACGATGTCTGAGCGCGGCCTGCCGATGATTTCCGCTGTCAAAACAGCATTCAGTTTTTCAGCAACAGCTGTGACCCGACCGCTTGGAGTTCGAACCTCTCCCCACATTTCAGGGCGAGCAGCAGGCAGCCAGGTCACTGTGGCGCCACCTGATTTATTCCTCTCCTCATGCCTATGAGCCACCTGCAGCCGATGACGCAACGGACCGGCCCTCATATACCCCACCCAATCCGATGCGGGGTCAGCAGAGCCACCGAGCCTTTCGGTAGCTCGGTGGCAATGGTGCCAATCACAACGTCCTCGCGGTTCGCATAAAGATGGCCGAGGATCAGCAAGCAGGCAGCGCTGATCTGTTTGTTGCTGACCATAGGGCGCTCGCCGGCATCACCCACAGCTACCGCAACATCCAGCGCTTCTTGGTCGGCGTAAAAGCGGCGGCCCAGATAGTCCATCGCCTGCCCTTCTGCAGCCTCGATCAGGAGCTCAAGATACTCGTCATCATCGTCTGGATCACGAAGGTGATGACGGGCGATGGTCAAGCTGATGACCGACATACCCTCACTCCTTCAGCGGTTCGAGGGATGCCAGATTCCGCTGCACCAGTTCTTCAGCGTGCCGGCGCGGCACCGTATACGCCGGGCCGCCGCGACGGCGAAGCTCGCCTTCATCCATGTATGACCGCAGCGGATAGATCTGAAGAGTCGCAGGGTTGGGCTTCGCCTGCTCTTCTGATGCCACCTGGCCAGTGCCGGCGCTGCTTCTGGCCAAGGTTGATGCAGCCTGACCGGCGTCTTCGGATCCCGCAGCGTCAGTTGTGGCGATGCCGGGGCTGGTACCCTGATCGCCCGTGACGACATCCGGCCCAGTGCCGGCGACTGCTTGTCCTTCTGGCGGCACCAGCCCCGAGCCTTCGGCTTGGCCTGGAGCAACTGCCGGGACACCCGAGTCGGTTGAGTCGCTGCTATCTGGGACAAGCGCAGTGCCAGCCGAACGAGGCGAACCGGCAGTTTCAGAAGAGCCGCTGCTGGAGTCAACGGTGGTGACCGGATCCTTCGCATCAGCCGTGGATGCTGGTGTTTCCTGTTTACGTGCCATTTGATTACTCCATTGGGGCGCCATCTCTGGCGCCGCGTTGCGGAAGAGTTAAGGAGTGACCAGCGGGCCAGTGACGAACGCCTCGTCGCGGTAGATCGCGAATGCCAGGCGCTCCTCGGCACGGATCGTTGCCATGTTGTTCTCGAAGTCCTTGTCGTTCTCGGTCGAGATCAGCACTTCGATCTCCATGCGGTCGAAGATCTGTGCGCCGAGCTTGAACGCGCCGACTAGGAAGTCGTTCTGGGTCATGGCCTGAGTTGAAACCACCGGGCGATTCCAGAGCTTCGCGTTGGTGCCTTCCTGCGGCTGGCCGATGATGTACCGGCCCTCGCCATCCTTGGTGAGCTCGATCGCTGCCCAGTCGATGGGGTTCAGCACGATGCCGTCCGAGGGGAAGTCGGCCAGCTCTGCTTGCAGCAGCGCGAGGCGCAGACGGTCGATCCGTTGCTCGCCCACTACCGTCAGCCCGGCCTGCGGGGCATACAGCTGAGCAACAGTCACAAGACCCTGCAGGTTGGCACCGGTACCGTTGCCGTAGAGCAGCTGAGCCTCTTCCGCCATGTTCAGGCCGTAGCGAGCGCGACCGTCGATGTAGCTCTGGAGTGCCTTGGCATCGTCGAGCATCTGCCGACTCGCCTTGAACAGGTGGGCAATGGTGCGGACGTTCGCGGTGGTCAGCGCGAAGGTGAGGTCGGAGTACGGCTTGGCGGTGTTCTCCGCCACGGTCCGCGCGTTGTTGGTGAATCCGGTCTCGCGAATGTACTCGATGGAGTTCGACTCGGTCTGGCCCGGCGCCACCAGGTCGCGAATGGTCAGCCGACGCTGAGGCGGGGCAACGACGCCAGCCAAACGCTCAGCAGGCACCAGGTCCCCGCCGGTTGCGGTGGTAATGGCCGCGCGCGGTACGGACACGCGGCGAGACCCGCGGAAGGACGAGTTCATGTCCTGCATTTCTTCGCTGCCGATCACCAAGGCGCCAACCGACTTCTGCGGCTCCTCCTGATTGCCGCGGTCACGGCTGGCGTTCACCAGCTTCTGCTCAGCTTCGCCCAGACGGGCATTGAGCTCACCCTGCTTGGTCAGCAGTTCGTCGACCTTGGCACGGGTTTCGGCAGTCATCTCGCCTGACGCCTTGATCTGTTTGTCGGTAGCCTCAGCTTGGGCTTTGATCTGGTCGCCAATGCCCTTGAGGCTGGCGTTGAGTTCCTTGACTTGGGCTTCAAAGTCCATGGTCACTTTCCTTTCAGAGAATTGAGGAGGTCGGTTGCCGCGTTCAGCGAGGCGGAGAGGTCTGGCGCGACAGCGCTGGGCTTGTCGGTCAGGGCAGCGTTGTGCGTGCCCCCGCCGGCAGCGCGAGGCATACCGGACTTGAAACTGGCGAACAGTTCCCGGCGCTCGGAGCGGGGCATGCCGGCCTTGGCCAGGGCGATATCCATAGCTTTGAGCGCATTGTTCTGAGCGGTCTCTTCGGTTTCGCGCTCGGTGACCTCGTTGGGCGCCAGTAGCCCTGTGGCCAGGCCAAGTTCCACGGCACGCTTGCCGCGGATGTAGGTTTCGTCGTCCATCAGTTCGGCCATGTCCTCGGCCGGCTGCCCGCTGGTCTCTGCGTAGAGGTCGGCCATCGCGGCGTCGAACTCCTCCATATCAGCGGCAATATCGCGAAGGTAGTGGCGATTGCCGGCAAGCCAGGTCCAGCAGTTGTGGATCATGAGAAACGCGCTGCTGGCCACCTCACGCTTTTTACCGGCGAGGAAGACGATTGAAGCAGCGCTGGCCGCCATGCCGAGCACCTTGGTGGTGACCTGGTGGCTGTGCTCCTGGAGGCGGTGGTAAATGGCGATGCCTTCGAACATATCGCCACCCGGTGAGTTGATGTAGACGGTGACATCACGCTCGCCTATCGCCCGCAGCGCGGCATCGATCCGTTTCAGCGTAACGCCCTCGCCGTACCAGTCCTCCCCGATCACGCCGTAAACCGTGATGGTATCCGAGGTGTTCTCGACGGCCGCCTGAATCGCGGGGTTCCACTTGTCGAGCGCGCGCGGGCTCATCTCGCTGCGCAGGCCGCGAGACTGGATCTTGTGTTTCATGGATTGCTCCCGTGATTTACTTTTCTGGCTGGTGCAGCCAGTTCATCAGCGCAGCCCGTGCTGCCTGGCCATCGTCTTGCTTGCCCAGTTGATCAAGAGGTACCAGGTTCGATTGAACCGTCAGCACATCACCGCCAGGCATGTGCGGCATGTTGTCTTTTCGGCGCCCTTCGTTACGGGTGATGAAACCGTTCTGGGCCATCGTGCTGAGGTACGCTGCGCGGCCCGAACTGTCCGCCCGCAGGAATGCTTCGAGCGAGAATTCCGAATAGAAATTGATCCGGTCGACGGCCGTCATACACCACTTGTTCACGCACTGCTCGATCGGCGCCGTGAAGGACATGATGCAGTAGGTAAGGAACGCGATTTGCTGCTGCTCCAGGCCTGTGCCCCAATTGCTCCCCTTGTCGGTTTTCATCACCATCCAGGGCGGCACGCCGAACCAACGACAGATTTCCTCGATGCTGTGGCCTCTCGACTCCAGCAACTGGGCATCGGCAGGATTGATGCCGATCATCTCCGGCTTCACGCCTTGCTCGAGCACCGGGCTCTTGCCGGCATTCAAGGCACCGGAGATCGTCTTGACGTACTCGCGAAACTCAACGCGCTGGGCCGGGTTGAGCGTCTTGTCTACCGAAAACGCGACCGTAGGCA